GTACTGCTAGAAGTTGTAGTAGTTGTAGGTTCTGCTGTTGTAGTAGAACTAGTTGTACTAGAAGTGCTACTAGAAGTTGTTGTAGTGGTAGGAATAGCAGTGGTAGTAGTTGTGGTGGTTACTTCTGTAGCAGATCCAGTAAATTCACAATCTAATGCTACTGTAGTAGTAGTTGTTGTAGTAGATGTTATTTCTTCAGCAGTTCCAGTAAATGTACAATTTATTGCTAACGTAGTAGTTGTTGTAGTGGTTGATGGTGTACAAGGACCTGTTGGTGTAACTATAACAGTTACAGGAACTGATACAGGACTACCTGTGTCAACACAAACATTTGACTCTCCTGGTGGTAATATAATAGCTGTTTGCAATCCTGTAGCACAATCAACTACGATTATAGCTACTGGATCACCTGAAGTGTTATTTAATGAAAAACCTTGACAAGGTATAGCAGCTGTTGTAGTAGTACTAGTAGTAGTATTACAACAAGCATCTAATGAGTTATCAATATTAATTATATCACCTTCAATGTTTATTATCTGTGTAGTGATGTTATTAACTTGAATAGTTAATATATTAATCTGCGTTAATAGATTGCATATGATCTCATCAATCTTTTGTAAGATTACATTAAGTGTATCACATGGCTCAGCTATTATACATGATAATGCAGGGCCATCATATGCAATAGTACTAGAGGCAGTTAAATTTGTTGAACATGGATCATTGCTATTACAACCACTATTAGTAATTGTAGAGCTACATCCACAAGGATCATTTATAACTACATCTGTGCAGCAAGGATTGACTGGTAAAAAAGGATATGCCATCTTATTGATTTATTAAGGTCTGTATTGAATATAATTATATGCCCCTGTAGGTGTTAAGTTTGGTGTACCATTTAATCCATTACATAAATATATTTTTTGCCATACACCTGAGCCTACACCTGTAATACTAAATCCTGATATAGAACCATAATAAGTTTCTACAACATAAGGAACCATTCTATTATAATAGTTCGTAGTGATTCCAGATACTACAGATAAATAGTATTGAATCAAACTATTAAGATCAACCAACTTTACATAGTTTGTAGTGACGTCAAGAGCAAGAGCAATTAAATCAACTTGTAATTGACAAACTTTATTAATTATAGCTTGTACAATAGCATGTGTATCTGATGAAGCTGTAACTCCTGATAAGCATCCAATACTATAATCAGCATTTAATATAGCAAGATCTGCAGCAATAACATCAACTTGTTCTTGAAGATCACAAGTAGATTTTATAAGAGCTGATAATATATCATTTAATGAAAGATCCCCACAAGTAGGAAGATTTGCTTGAACTAAATTACAAATGATCTGAGGATCAATGATAGGATTAATCCCTGTACCATTCAATGCAGATGTAAGGAATGTAATCAATGATTGTTCTACAAACGATAATGAATCACCTGTTTGGATTCCTAGGACAGGAACATTTATTCCTGTATATTTAACACATCTGTCAGAGACAATCTCTGTACATCCGTTATAACAATTTGAGCAATTAGACATATTATTTATTTTTAAAAAGTTTATTATAAATTTATTAGAATGTTATTTCAGTAACATTATCAGATGTTTCATTACTAATATACAAAGCTGAATTAAATAAAACTATTGCATTTGGATCAACACCTGTTGTTCCTAAAATAGTTCTAACTCCAGAAGGCGTTATTTTTGAAACATTATTACTAGATAAGCTTGTAACATATAAATTTCCTGAAGAATCAATTGTTAATCCAACAGGAGTAGGACTAGTTGTTGATAAAATAGTAGATACTCCACTAGGTGTAATTTTTGAAACATTGCTAGAAGTAATATTGCTAGTATAAACATTACCTAAAGAATCTAAAACTATATCAAAAGGCTGTACTCCTGTTGTTCCTAAAATAGAAGAAGTTCCTCCAGGTGTGATTTTTGAAACATTGTTAGATAAAGAATTTGCTGTATAAACATTTCCTATTGCGTCAACAGTTATTCCTTGTGGGGAGTTACCAGTTGTACCTAAAATAGTAGATACTCCTCCAGGTGTGATTTTTGAAACATTGTTAGATGTACGATTTGTTACATATAAGTTTCCTGAAGAATCAATACATATTTTAGATGGATTGTTACCAGTTGGAGCAAAATAATTAGAAACTCCAGAAGGTGTAATTTTAAAAACACTATTATTATTTGTATTACAAATGTAAAGATTATCTGAAGAATCAATAGTTATTCCAGAAGGAGATACAATTGAAATTCCTAATATTGTAGAAACTCCAGCAGGAGTAATTTTACTAACATTGTCTGAATAAAAATTTGCTGTATAAACATTACCTAATGAATCAACAGTTATATCTAAAGGTCTATCTCCTGTAGTTCCTAAAATTCTTGACACAGGTACACGAGTTGTTGTAGTGGTGGTTGTTATATCTGGAAGTTCATCAGCAGTTCCTGTAAATGTACAATCTAGTGCAACAGTGGTAGTAGTTGTTGTAGTTGGTACAACAGTAGTAGTAGTAGTGGTTGTGCTACTTGTACTAGTTGTTGTACTGGTAGAACTAGAACTACTTGTTGTTGTTGTAGTTGGTATTGCAGTAGTGGTGGTAGTTGTAGTACTTGAACTAGTTGATGTTGAAGTAGATGTACTGGTACTAGTGCTTGTACTTGTGGACGTGCTAGTTGAACTTGAACTAGTAGTAGTGGTAGTTGGTGGTATAGTAGTGGTTGTACTTGAGCTAGTACTAGTTGTAGTGCTAGTTGATGATGGTATAGTGGTTGTACTTGTTGTTGTACTACTAGTAGAACTTGTACTTGTTGTAGTTGTAGTACACTCATTTGTGTTCATCACTACAATGTTTGGTGATACATTAAGAGCCACTATTGTGCTTATACAAACACTAGATAGTCCTTGTAAAGTTATTGTTTCTGGTTGTCCTGTATCACAATTACCAATCAAGAATGATTCTGCAGAAGTTGCAGTGTTATATAGTATATATGATTTACAACCTGTTAATGTAGTGGTGCTTGTTGTTGTAGGATTAGCCACTACATCAATCTCACAAGGATCCTCTAAACAACGTTCTGGTTCATTACATCTACTAACACAACCCACTGTAATGCGTATAACTCTGCTAGCTATCATAGCCACAGAGTATTCATGCACATAGTTAGGATTACAATACTTGTAAGTAAGTATCCTTCTATATCCTATTAATTGAAGAATGTCACCAGCAGGTATAGGTTGATTCAACATGTATGAAACATTGTTGTATAAACTATTACCAAGCTCGGCTAACTTGCAATCTATTTTTTTAAGTAAAGAAGGAATGTTTGCACATTCTGGGCAATTCGTTAGTCTTGGTGATAACATAATATCAATTTTATTTATTCACTTTAGCAGCACATGCTGCACACACTCCGTTTGTCAATTGACAACCGCACCCTACATTAGCTCCACAGCTTGAACATTGTGCCATAATTAATAAAAGTTTAATTGGTAGTTGTTACCTGAACAACCACAGTTGGATTTAAGAAAATTGTTTAACATATTATCTGCCTGAGCATATAATGTATTTGATTCGAATTCTGCACAGTTGTTAGCTGCTGCAATAGCTCCTTGAATAAAGAAGTTAATTGTATTTAATGTTACGCTAGATTGAGTTTTAAGGGCCCTATCGCACTCCATCATATTTAATTGAAGGAAAGCACTATCAAACTTTTCTTGAAGCCTATCAACACGTAATATTGTTTTCTCCACATAGTTTGCATATGCAGGAGCAACAGAATATTTTAATCTGTATATTCCATCAGGAAGAGGTTGATTACAACCAGGCTCTGTAATTTCTAAATTAGATGATGTAAATACATTTAATTGGTCAGGAACAAAAGGTAAAATCTTGGTTCCGAATCCTGGTATTTCAATCTCAATAGATGGTGCTGAGACCACTGGAGGATTGGTAGGATATACAGAAGCATCTGCAACACCAAGAGTATTAACATCATAAGTAGGTACTACTAATATATCTAATTGTAAGTTTGCCATGTTTGTTTTATAATAAATATGCCAGAGGAATATGAGTAGTATCCTCTTTCCCCTGGCATAGGTTATTTAATAATATTTTACTTCTGCTTATCCTT